CCATACCCCCCCCCCTATGTCCCCCCCCGCTTTCCCTGCCCCCGCTTGAGCGACGGATTCACCCCCGACCAGCGCCGCTTGCTCCGCAGGGCGCTGGCAGACCCGCTGGCCTTCTACAGGCCGAGGCCGGGTCAATTCGCCTTCCACGAGGACCCGTCTAAGCGGCGGCTGGTTCGCGGGCCTAACCAGATCGTGGGCAAGTCCTACTGCGGGTCCGCTGAGTGGCTGTGGTGGGCTGAGCACAGGCACCCGTACCGCGACACCCCCGAGGGCGCCGTCGACGGGGTGTTGATTCCGTACAGCGACAAGAGCGTCAAGGAGATCGAGCGCGGGCTGTTCGCGTTGATGCCGAAAGACTCGATGCATGCGCGTTGCAAGTACAGCCTTGACCACGGGTTCACCGTCGGCGGTACGCGCATGCTGCTCCACAAGAACGGGTCAAATCTCGTCATCGCGACCAGCAAGGGCGGCACGATGTCGATCGCAGGCGGTACGAAGCACGTCGCGTGGTTCGATGAGCCCCCGGAGGCGTCCGGCTACGGTGAGGGCACGGCGCGCGTGGTGGACCGCAAGGGAGATATCTGGATGACGATGACCCCGATCGGTCGGCCGGTCGCGTTCATCAAGGAAGAGGTTGCGACTGGCAAGTTCTCCGAGACGTACATCCCACCGACCCCCGAGAACACGGGGAAGACTCAGGCCGAGCTGGACGAGATCTGCGCCGGGTACCTCGCCGCGGAGAGGCCCCAGCGCTTCTACGGCGAGTGGGAGGGCGTCACCCCGGAGCGCCTGCTGTCCGCGTACACGGACGCGCACATCTTCGATGACGAAGACGAGGACGTACTACCCACGCGCCCCCTGTCCATCGGCATCGGCTTTGACTGGGCCGAGCGCAGCATGGGCACCGCGGCCGTGCTGGTGGCGTTCGACCGGAACACGCACGAGATGTGGTCTCTCGATGAGTACGAGTCCCAGGGCAAGACCACCGCCGACCAAGACGCCTCCGCCATCCTCGCCATGCTGGACCGGCACAACATCCGTCTTGAGGACGTGGACGAAGCCCGAGGCGACACGAACAGCGCGGGCAAGTCCAGGCTGACGACCATCAACCGCCTGATGAGTGAATGCCTCGCCCGAGCGGCCGGGGTGCCTGAGCACGCGATCAGCAGCGGCCACATGCCGTTGACCATCCGAGGCGCACGCAAGGGGCCGGGCTCTGTCTTCGCTGGAGCCCGCACGTTGAACCGCGCGCTAGCCGGCTGGCGTTGGCGCATCCACCGACGCTGTGTGCGCTCCATCGCAGGGTGCCGGCACTGGAAGGGGCAGAAGACGGGGAGGGGGTCGGAGGTAAAGGATATGCTGGACGCCACCCGCTACATCGGCGCGGACGTGCTCGACACGCGGACCAAGGGTGGAATGAGCGTCCGCCTCAGATGAACATTGCATTGCGCATTGAATCGTGCCGGTACACAATCGGGCCGTGGCAGACACGCTCATCCCCCCTCTCCCTGGCGACTCCGAAGCCGTTGCAATGCGTGCTGAGTTCCGGCGCCGTCGTCGTTTGATGGAGGGCGCCTGGAGACAGGACGCGGTCGCGAAGGTCAAAGGCTTCTTTCAGGAAGCGACCGCCGAACGCCTCGGCCACATCGACCTGACGCGGAACCTGCACCGCCACCGTGCGCGCGAGCTGTCCGTCCGATACCAGACGCCGCCGACGAGCCTGCACGAGGACGAAGCCGCGTCGACCGAGATGCAGCCCCTCGTCGCGTCAATGTGGCCGGTTGCAGCACGCAACGAACGCTACACGGTGTCGATGAACACCTGCTTTATCCGCCACGACTGGGCAGCCCCCGGCACGCCCGACGAGGGGTTGATGCACACGGTGGTCACGCCCGACCTCGCGTACGTCGAATGCGACCCCGAGCGCCCCAGCGTCCCCGTCTACGCCATCCATGCGCGGCAGCGGAAGGACCCGGCCGACGGGAACAAGGTCAAGTGGTTCTGGGATGAGTTCGACGTCCGCGAGCAGTCCCCGACGTTCCGAGTGCTCAGGCCCCGAGACGGTTCCACGGACATCAGCAGGGCCACCGACTACACGGACCGCTTCATCACAGGCGACCTCAACGGGGCCAACTACCACTGGACCGCCAACGGTCGCCCGTACGTGGGGCTCATCCCGTACCAGAGCGACCCCGGGCACGCAGGCGTCTACGACTGGCGCGAGGGTGCCGAGATTGTAGAAGCCACCCTCATCGAAGCCGCCTTGTGGTCCATGTGGGCGTACGGCGTGCGCGATGGCTCGCACCCTCCGCGAGCGCTGGCAGACGGCGAAGTCATCACCCCGGGCGAGTCCGCAGGCTCTGGACGTTCCGCACGCGTGGATGTGGCCGCAGACCCGACCACGCTGCTGATGGTGCGCTCGATCGACAACGGCGCAGCACACGCGCTCCAGTGGCAGCCCGGCGTGGACCCTGAGCGGCTTCAACTCGCAATCGCTCAGTACGCACAGGGCGCGCTCGCAGCTGCTGGCCTGTCCCCTGACGACTTCGTGGCCAGCGGTGCGGCCGAGTCCGGGTACGCCATCAGCCTGAAGTCCGAAGCCAAGCGCCGCGAGCAGAAGCGCATGGGCCCCGCGTTCGAACGCGCAGACTCCCTGTCTCTCGCGATGTCGGCCTCGCTGCTGAACCGGTACACGTCCGCAAGCCTGCCAGAGGACGGCTGGGCGCCTCAGTACGCTGAACTGTCCTTGACCCCTGCCGAAAAGCAGGAGCGTCGCGAGGACGTCGCCGCTCGACTCGCCGCTGGCACCGCGTCTCTGGTTGACGCCGTCATGGCCGAAAACCCGCAGATGAACCGCGACCAAGCGGCGGCCCACCTTGAAATCGTGCGCCAGGAGCGATCCCGCTTCCGGCCTGACTCTCAACCGGTCTGACAGCGAAGGAAGACCCCATGCCGAACGAAGACGGAATGTTCACTCAGGCGGAACTGGAGAAGGCCGTGCGCGCCCGAACCGCCGAGATGAAGACCCAGCGAGACACCGCCCGCGATGAGGCGGCCACGTTCAAGAAGCAGCACGCCGAAGCGGTCAAGGCTTCGGACGGGTTCAAGGTCAGGGCAGAGCGCGCAGACGAGTACGAAGCTCAGGTGGCTACCGTCCGCGGCGAGTTCGATGCGTACAAGACGCGGTCCGGGCGGCAAGACGTCCTGCGTGACGCGCTCGGCGGCAAGTACAGCAAGGGCGCCGCGCTCGGGCTGATGGGCGAGTACGGCGAGACCGAGGGCGCAGGCGAGTTCCCAGAGTGGGTGGCCGCTCAGGTCGCCGGACGTTCCGGGCTCATCGGCGCGCTCTTGGGTCCTGCTGAAGTCCCGACCAACGGCGCCGGCACTCCTGCTCCCGCACCTGCTCCGACCGCACCCAGCGTCAACGGCGGGACCGGTGGCGCGCCTCCGCCCGCTGCTCCTGAGTTCGGGCGTGGGCAGATTGCTTCGATGCCCGCTGCCGATTGGGCTGCGTACAAGGCACAGCTGGGGATGCCCGTAAAGACTTGACACCGAGTGCCAATAGCGCACACGATACCGCGTCGGCTCTCAGCAGGTTTAGCCCACCGTAACGGGCGGAGAGAGTGGCGAGCAAGGCGGGCAGCAAGCCCCACCGAGCACACCACCTCACCGCACGACTACGGAGGACGCAATGGCGTTCACATCTTGGACCGGCAACAAAGCGAACCTTGCGGCCGACGCCGCCGACGAGGCGATGTCCCGCCTCCTGCACGAGAACCTGTACGAGAACTCGCCCGTTTGGATGCTCGCCACCAACATGGGCGACGTCTCCGGCTCGGGGGCCGCTTCGTTGCAGACCGCGACCCTGACCCGGGGTGCCGCCGCAGCCGCGGCGATCGCGGACGAAAACACCGCAGCGACCGTCGGCACGATCACCCTCGGCAACTTCACCGCGGCCGTCGCCGTGCAGGAGTACCGGATCGACCAGACGGACCTTATGCGCGTGCTTCAGGGCTCGGGCGTCAACATCCCGCTGGCCGTCTCGCTCTGCGTGGACGCCATCAACCAGCGCCGGACCGACCTCTTCACCACGACCTTCACGGGACTGGCGACGACCAAGGGCACGACCGGCACCGACTTCGACGTGGACGCCCTCTGGGAGGCCATCTACGCCTCGCAGATCGCCTTCAACTCGGCCAACGGTGGCGCGCTCATCCTGAAGCCGAAAGCCCTGGGCGAGTTCCAGGCGTCGCTCCGCACCGAGGGTGGGTCTGCTCAGTTCAGCCCGGCCACCGCTGCCATGCTCCAGATGAAGGGTCAGATGTTCGCCGGCACGTACGCGGGCGTCTCGGTCTTCTCCTGCGGCTCGGTCACGGACGACGCCACTGACTACAGCAACGCCCTCGTGTTCCCCGGCGCCTTCGGGTACGTCGAAGCGGACCTGTCGGCCCTGAACGGCGACGGTGCGGTCAACGTGCCTTCCGGTTCCTCGGTGCGGGTCGAGATCGAGCGGGATGCCGCCAAGGCGCAGACCGCAATCATCGCCCGGGATGCGGTCGGATTCGCGGAGCAGGAAGACCTGCGCGCGGTCGAGATCCTGTCTCAGGTCGCCTGATATCTGGGGTGCCCGGGGGGTCGGCGGTTTCTTCGCTGGCCCCTCGGCTCCCCGGGCATTCCTTCAACCCTTCTCACAGCGGAGATACAACATGGCAGCCATCGTCGGAAAGCGGGTCGAGACGCGACCCTCACAGGTAGGAGGCGGGGCGGTCCCTGCCACTACGAAGGCACGCCCTTCCTTCTTCTTCATGGTGTCGGCCAAGGGCTGGGACTACGACGCAGGGTCGGGCCATTGGCTGCCGAACATCAAGCGGCACTACATCGACCCGGGCGCCAACGGCATCACGCGGGACATGAACCCTGCGCAGGCGTACACGGAGCGGGAGCAGCGCGGGTACACGGTCATCCGCCCAGACGATGCCCGACTCGGCGATTACCGCTTCTACGTTCAGAAGCTCCCGTACGCTGGCAACGGTGTCTTCTGTCTGAGCATCTTCGAGTCCGCTGAGGTCATGCCCGACGGTGAGGTCTTCATCGCCCGCGACGACGACGCTTGGCGCGCCTTCCGCGTGTTCCTCGTGACGTCGGGAATCGTCCCGCCGCTGGACCCACGCCGCAAGCGTGTGCTGCTCGGCACGAAGACGAAGACCCTCCAGCGCAAAGAGACGTTGGCTGCGAACGCGCTTGAGGGCTCAGCCGCACACAGGCGCCTCGGTGAGTTCCGGGCCTTGTACGACGCCGCTGCCCTCGCCGGTCCGCCGACGAACAAGCCGCCCAAGCCCGCGCCGAAGCCGAAGGCCACGCGCAAGCCACGCCGTGCAAAGACCGCCCACCCCACGCCCGAGGTCACGCTGTGAGCGACGGCGAAAAGCAGGGCGTGCGCGAGAAGATCGACCGGATGACCGGGGACGTGCTGAAGCGTGTTCCCAGCATGGACCACAGCAGGGCCCGCGAGATCGCGAAGCGTGCCGCGGTCGCCCACGAACACAACCAGGGGAGGCGGGACCCGAACAGGAACCGCCGATAGACCCCATGTACTTGCGGCGCGCAAGCGTCGCTCTGACAGGAGCGCGAGAACATGGCATCGACTTCCAAGATCTGGCAGAGCGTCGCTGAGACCGACGGCGCAGGCATTCGCCACAAGGCCACCATCCAGGCCCCCGACGTTCCGACGTTGGCTGCGGGCGAGTCCTACAGCGGCATCGCTGACGTTCAGATCCTGGCGGCTGCGGTCATCACCCTGAACGCCACGCCGGTCACGGTCCTGGCCGCTCCTGGCGCCGGGAACTACTACACGGTCGAATGGTTGGAGGCGCACCTGAGCCATCAGGGCGTGGACTACGACGGCGCCGGGGCTGGAGACACCCTCGACCTCAAGTACACGAACGCATCGGGCGACCCCCTCACGGGACCCATCGCGGGAGACGTCCTCGGCGGCGCTTCGGCCGACGCATACGGGTACGCCCCGGGGATGGTCACCTACCCCATCCTGAACGCGGTCATCGTCGCGCACTTGAACGTGGGCGAGTGGTACGCAGCAGCCGGCGACGGGATCCTCAACCTGCGCATCGGGTACACGGTCCACAAGGCGCAGGCGTAGTCCGATGGCGTACGCAGCCGTAGTAACTGAGGTCAACAAAGGCTCCGACGGGGGTCGGAATCACTGGGCCTTCACGGTCGCAGAGACCGAGGCCGCCGCTGGTTCGGAGTGGTCGATCGGTGGCCTGCCTCGGCGCGTCACTGTCTACTCGTACAAGGCTACGCTCACTGCGGGAACCGGTACCACTATCAACCCGATCATCGGGGACTCGGCCGCGTTCGCTGCGTCGACGCAGGCGCACATCGCGACGAACACCACGACTGCGGCGCACATCAACGATCAGACCGTCCTGCGCGCGTACCTGCCGACGGGGACGATCTACGGTCGCTCCACGGTCGACGCCGATACGGACAACACGATCGCGACAGAGATCCTGATCGTAGAAGGCTGGGCAGCCTGATGGGCTGGACGCCCACCGCCGCCGACGACACCGGCTGGTCCCCCGTCCCCGATGTGGGCGGGGGCGCGGCTGCTGCTACGGCTGGATCCCTCCTGCGGTCGTACTTCAACTTCGCGGCGCTGGCCGATGACGACTGGCAGGCGGACGGGGACATCGCGCACAGCCTCACGCCGGACGGTGGGTCGGTCACGGGCGCGTTCGACTGGACCGTTGCGAACAGCGCGAACATGACCGCCGGGGACGGGCCAGACGGCTCCACCGGAGTCACGATCCTGAGCACGACCGGCCGCTGGTTCAATGAGGCGTTGCCGACGTGCGGGTACTTCTGGGCCAGCGTCAACGACGCCATCGGCTCCACGCCCGACGACGAGACGGACGTGTGGGTGGTCGCTGAGTTCGCGTTCAACCCGGACACGAATCATTCCCAGATCGGGATCGGCATCGCGGACGCAAACAAGATGGTGGCTGCGACGCGGTACTACACCGGGAGCAACGTCTACCGCGGCCAGAGTGGGACGTCCTATGTCAACGCGGCGACGACGGACACGAGTTTCTGGCTGGCTCTCCGGGTGAGCTCCGACACCGCGCACAGCCGCACCGGCCTCACTGGCACGGACGATCTGCCGACGACGTTCAAGGACTCGGGCACGACCCTGGCGCGGGGCGACGCTGGCGGCGCGTCCTACCCATCTACCAGCGGCCCGAACCTTGACCTGAACGCTGCCAAGATCGTGCTGTGGTGCGGGCCCGACGGCGCAGGCACGGCAACGGGCACGTTCAAG